TATGGAAGGTGTCCTCCTCGAGGACGGCCGCGACTCCAGTGCCATTACCGATTACTACACGCCCCGCAAGGCGATAGTCACCGGAGGATGTTGGTTCTGCGGCACTCGTAACCTTCCTTAAAAGGAGAATTATATTATGGGCATGGGATTTTCAGTTGTCTACAGCCCTCAACAGCCAATATGGGTTCCCGTTGACGGAACCACTACTCTATATCATGGTCAGTTGGTTTATTACGGTAAGCAGACCCCGGCGAATACGGGAGGTGTTATCAATCTGGTGGCGGCGGCAGGTGTTATTGACGTCACCCCCTCACCTTCCATCGTTCCTTGGGGTGTTGTCGTAGGCGACAACAATGCGACTCCGTTATTTAAGGCATTGACCACCGCACTGGTAACGCTTCCGTATATCACGGGAGTGGATACAGCGGCGGCGCAGATTGCACGTGACTATAGGCTGGCAGAGGGTATGTATGGAAAAGGAGACCCGCAACCGTTGGTGCAGGTGTGTCGAATTACACCTGAAACGGTTCTGCGTGGATATTTTAGAAACAGTGCAACGGTAGGGACGACAGTAATCACCACATTGTCACCTACTGCCGTTGCCACAACTGCGATGACGTTTGCCACGTTTGGTTTAACGGGTGTCGCAGATAACTCAACCACTTATTGTGTAAGCGGAGTGAACGCTGGTCTGTACCGTGTGGGTACGGATGCACATGCTACGGCTCTGACTTATACCCGTGAATGGCCGTATACTCCGGCAGTCACGGATAAGTTCAAACGCGTTAATGTGAGACAGGGTCTGTGCCGGGCTAACTTTGACACAACCTATGCGCTGTGGATTGACAATGTAGCGGCGCTGACCTCTCACTATCATGTTCTCAACGTGCTTAAAATTGATCTCTCTGGCGGAGCAGGAGAAGAGTATTGTGACTTCTCGTTTACAATACCCAACTTCTTAACTGCAAGTCAGTCGAAGATTACAACCTAATAGGAGGTTATTAACATGGGAAATCCACTCGCATCAAGTCAGTTCATGCGGCTCCTGGATGACAGGCTCCGCAAGGTGTACGTGGACTCTTTCACAGAGTTGCCTTCTATGGTTGATAAGTTCTTCGGAGTTATCAAGTCTGACAAGGCATGGGAAGAGTTCTACGGCGTTGGGGCAGTCCCCGACATCCCCGCGTTCAATGGACTGCTGGAATACCTCAGTGTAGCACCACAGTACTACACCCGCATCGAGCCTAAAGAGTTCGCCGGCGGTATCCAGATTGAACGTAAACTTTTAGACGATGACCGCTATGACGTGATTAAGTCACGCCAGAATGGTCTGGTAGGTTCACTCCTTCGGGTGAAGGAAAAATACGGCGCACAGGCTTTCGGATACGCCTTCAGTGCCGCAATGACCTTCGCCACTTCAGAGGAGGCGGTGGCCATCTGCTCGACGGCACATACAACCAAGAGCGGGGCGGCAACCACAAGCGGTTTCAGTAATTCAGGAACCACGGCAATCTCCAAAACTTCCATCGGCGCAACACGCATATTGATGAGACAGTTCAGGAATGAAGTAGGTCAGAGGATAGTGATTGAACCTGACATGCTGATCGTTCCCGACACCCTCTACGATACCGCCTGTGAGGCCGTAGGATGGACGGAGAGCGGCGCAAGTTCTGACCGTGACCCTGACAGCGCAAACCTCGGCAAGATCAACCCTCAGTACAAGAGATGGACAGTAGTTCCTTATCCCCGGCTTGACGATTTAGATATAGATCCAGCTAACACTATGAAGATGGCAGCGTAATGGAAAGAGAGTATTTGACATATCATTATAAGATTCTTAGAAAGACCTGTTTGCAGATTGCACAAGAAAATAAGTGTTCTCTTGGTAAAGTTCATTCAAAAATAATGAAGTATGGACTTGAAACAAACAGACAGGGGCCTCAAAGAATCACTGTAAATGTCAAATGTGATTATTGTTCAAAACCAATAAACAGAAAGCCCTCCACAATAAGCAAAAAGAACTTTTGTTCTTATGAGCATTATCATTTGTGGATGGTGGGGAATACAAGGGGAGAGAATAGTATAAACTGGAAAGGTGGTATCACCGCCATTAGTTCTGATAATCTGAAGACACCAGAGTTCAGGGACTTGAAAAAGGTGGTACTAACGAGATTCCCAGTTTGTGTTATGTGCGGTAGTGACCGTTATCGGCACGTGCACCACATCAAAACTCGCCGCGAGTCCCCTGACTTTACTTTTGATTTGAGCAATCTCATTACGGTATGCCGTTCTTGCCACTCATCCATTAAAGGCAAAGAAGCGGAGTGGCAGGAATTTTTCATGAGGTTAGTTTGCAAAAGCGGTGAATTGCTGGGAAGCCCTAACGTAGAAGACGAGGGTTATCAGCAGCCAAGCCAATCGAATGTGAGAAGTATAGTAGATTGGAAGGTTCAGAGACTAACGGGTGAGGATTCACAAACCGATACGCCCGACACGAGCGCCGCTCCCGAAAGGGATGATATAGTCCGAGCTTATAGGAGACTATAAGATGCAGAAGATAAAGAACTTTTGCGATAACAAAACTGACGATACCAATAACTGGTACATGGTTGACAGCAAGCAGATGAAGAACTACCTCATCTGGGTTGACCGCGTTGCACCCGACATCAATACCGAGAAAGACTTCGAAAGTTTCATGTTTAAGCAATCGATCTATGCTCGTTTTGGTTACGGGTCAACAGATTGGCGCTGGGTTTATGGTCACAATGTCAGTTAAATCAACTAATTAACGGTAGCCGGGGGGGTTTTCTCGCCTCCCCGGTGACTAAAGGGTGGGAAAATAAGGCGGGGAAGTTAAAATAAAGGAGAAGAATAAATGGGATTAACTTGGTTTCCAAATGGAATTAAAACACCTTTGATGGTAGGTGGTGCGAGTACCCCTGAGATACCATACACTTCAGGGTCTTACTTTTTTGTAAGCAGCACCTATCCTTTAGGGTCTGACAGTAATGCGGGCACTGACCCACAGGCTCCGTTGGCTACGATTGACGCAGCCATCGGCAAGTGTACTGCGAGCCATGGCGACGTGATTGTGGTGCTTCCTTATCATGCGGAAAATGTCATTGTCGCGAGCGGGATAACCTGTGATATCGCAGGAGTGCAGATTATAGGTCTTGGCACGGGTAGTCAACGACCAACCATTACTTTTACCACAGCAAACACGGCAACAATCGTCATCAGTGCGGCGGATGTGACGTGGAAGAACTTCCTGTTCATAGGGAACTTCCTGTCTATTGCCAAAGCGTTTGCCCCGAGTGCGGCGGGAACGGACTTTACTCTCGATACGTGCGAGTTCAGGGATGCTTCTGATGTTCTCTGTTTCCTGTCCGTCGTGACCACGACAGCAACCACGTCTGCCAATGGGCTAACAATCAAGAACTGCTACCGTCAGTCCATCGCGGCGACTACACCAGGACCGTTCCTGAGCGTCTTGGGTACCATCGACAGGGTTCAAATTACTGACAATCTGTTTGTGCATGGGATTGACGGGGCTAACTTACCAGTAGTCATGTCTCAGGCGGCGCTTGTTGTCACCAACCTGCTTATGGCAAGGAACCGTGTGTACTGTGTCCATGCAAATACATCAAGTGGTGGGTTGCTGATTGTCAGTACTGCAACAACAGGTTCAGGAGTTATCTGCGACAATTATGTAAGGTCTCAAGACCCTGCGGGTGCTATCATGGTATCTGCCGCGGCAATCCAGTACGGCATGTTCAACAACCTGCATACTGGTGAGACCACACTGTTGTCCGCTACGATACTGCCGGCAGCAGGAAGTGATACTTAGGAATGACGGATAAAGAGTTAACAGATATTTGCAATAGGTGGGTAGGCAGTGATACCGGTGATCCCCTGAATAACTGGAACGATCTGGTACGGGTGATAGAAAAGGTACTGGTGTATCATGCTAAATCGGTATTCATTATAATGCGTCCCGCTATCTGCATCCAAAAATCTTTCGATGACGTACCCCGTAAGGTACTGGAGTTAATTGCGGACTGGGAGAACTCGAAAGACAACCCTTAAGACCCGACGGGGGACGGGTAAATCCCCCACCAAAATATGAACGTAAACGTTTCCTGCATCCTAAGAGACATGAAAGTTGAGATAGACGGTGTTGAAAGAGATGTCTACGAACTCGGCTCCTTCCATACCAATCCTTCAGGTGACGGACTCGGAGGTTTAATCATCCAGTGGGCGGAGAAGAAAGCAGAGGAGATGGGCAAACACTGCATCGTCGGGCTATCGACTCCTGAGACCTATGAGAGTGTCTACAAGCGTTTTGGGTGGCACGAGTGTGGGAACTACGCCGGCAGAGCAATCATCTCGAACATCCCCGCCACGGAAATAAAGGCAACGAGTTCATGGTCTCTGGATATGAGGGAGATAAAGAGGGCACGAGAAGCCCTGCGCCTGTTCCTCACGCTTCCAATCAACGGGAGAGTTTTGGACATCGGCTGTTCCGACAGCCAGCACTCAACGCACATGCGGTATCAGGGAATGGACGTTACCACTCTTGACCACAACCACGACGCAGACATCAACGCCGTATGGCCTGTGAAGCTGGATACCAAGTTCGGTGCCGTGTGGTGCAGCCACACCCTTGAACATAACAGAAACACGGGTGCCTTCCTTGATGCCATTGCCGAGGTACTTGAGCCCGGTGGGTGGCTGGCAATCACCGTACCTCCCGCAAAGCACGAAATAGTAGGGGGACACCTTTCAATCTGGAACGCTGGTCTCCTGCTCTACAATCTTATCCTTGCAGGGTTTGATTGTAGCAGAGCAAAGGTATACAGTTACGACTACAACGTCTCTGTCATCGTCAGGTACGAGAAAGCAATACTACCAAATTTATTTTATGACAACGGCGACATTGAACTTCTGGAAAGGTTCTTTCCCTTCCCCGTATCCCAGGGATTTAACGGGGTAATTAACCAGGTAAATTGGAATAGCGAATGAAAGTTACAATCATAGGCAAGGGTGATTCGTGGTCAATGGCGCCCTACAACGGAGTAGAGACCTGGGGCATAACGCAGCTGATGCTGAGGAGACCTTGCGACCTTGTCATCGATATGAACGTGTACGAGGATGGAAGGTGGGGAGAACAGGAAAGACAGGAGGCGAATCTGGTCAAGGAGATATGTGCAATCAACAACATCCCTTACATTGACCTGAAGTCGTACCCTCTTGCGGAGGTGATGGAAAAATTTGATACGGACTATTTCAGCAGCACCGTTGACTACGCCCTTGCCCTTGCCCTCTACAGGGGATACAGGGAGATAGATATGTACGGGGTGACGATGCTGCACGATACGGACTACTACAAGATAAAATGCGGTGCTGACTTCTGGTGCGGGTATGCAAAGGGGTTGGGTGCAAAGATAACAGTACATGGAGAAACCTCTATAATGAAAACAACGGACAACCTTATATACGGGTATGACCTGCCCCAGGGAGGGACGCTTGAGTGTAGGTGATGCCTATTTCGTAAGACGCGGGGCAGTGCTTGACTGGTTCCACAAGGCTTGGCAGCAAGACCCTGTGATATCGGCACTCTGGCAACTCAAACTAAAGCCTGAACGTGTCCTTGAGATAGGGTGTGCGAATGGGTGGCGGCTTGACAGAATCAAGGAACTGTTCGGATGCCACTGTTGCGGTGTTGACCCCTCTCAGGTAGCCATTACCAGTGGGAGGTTCTCCATGCACAGGGACATTGAGTTCAGGAACAGCACCGCCTGTGACCTCGGAGAAGGGACGTATGATGTTGTCATCTTCGGGTTCTGTCTCTACCTGTGTAGGCGTGAAGACCTTTTCAAAGCAGCGTATGAGGCAGACAGGGTGCTGGAGGACGGCGGACACCTGGTCATCTATGACTTCCACCCCGAGAACGACTACTCAAACGGATGCCCTGACGAAGATCAATCTAACTACAAGATGCAGTACTTTAATATGTTCGTGTGGCATCCCTACTACAGGATAGTCCACAGGAATGTATTCCGTAACCCCGAGGAACCGACGGAGAACCTCTCCGTTTACATATTTCAAAAGAAAAGTTTTTAAGAAAGGAGTAACGCATGAGTGAGGACTTAACGTTTTTTTCTGAAAGCGACATGACCACAGGCAAGGACGGCAAG